TGAGCTGGTGAAACTATCGCTAATGTCTGCCAGTGCAATTCTTACGCCATCAGCAGAGGTGCTTGAGGTTACAGATGCACTTGTATCTGAGGTAGCAACTCTTGTTGCATCAATACTGGTAGAGGATGTAACTGTATCTGAGACATCCCCAAGTCCGATACGTTGCCCTGTCGTTGCAAACGTACTGGTTAGACTTTCGTTGACGTTGCTGGTGCGTACTCTGTCGTAATCGATGACAACGGCTGATGCTGTAGTTACCGATACGGCAGATGTGCCTAATCGAACTCCAATTGCTGAAGTCGATGACGTAGACGCTATTGAGGAGCTTCCTAGCCTTACAATCAGTCCTGAGACTGTTGTTGATGAGGATGCGCTTAGAGACGCTGTGCTAGTGAATACCTCTGGTCTATCGTACTTACCAGAGTCATAGACTCCAGTATTGTAGGCAGTACGCAATGCCATCTTAGTCTAGCGTGATATCTAAATCACCTGCATTGATTCTAAATACGTCTCCTGATGCTATAGCCTTTGATGATGTCAATGGTGCGTGAACAATCATTGCGCCACCTGTTGAGGCATCGTGTACACCAATGTGCGTAATCGTTCCCCATGAGCCTGTTGCTTCTGGGAACTCAATGGCTGCACTGTTGGTTGCTGCATTGTCAGTAATGCTAAAGGTTACTGCTGTTCTGGCGTATGAACCACCTGATACTTCTGTTCCTGCTGCACCTGTTTCGGTAGGGTCAGAAGTGAAAAGACCAACGTACCAAGATGTAGGTCTGGTCGCTGTATCAGTCGTTAAAAGCCAGTCAAGGACTGTATTTTCATATGTGTTGGTTAAACTCATTAATAACTCCGTATACGTTTTCTTATGCCAGAGCCACCATATTTTGTACGCTCACTCTGTCTGTTTATTGAACTAATTATACCTGCGTATAAACTTGCCCAAACTGTTAGACGATTATCATCTTTGAGATATGGTGCTGATTGCATCAATGATCCGTAGAGATAAGCATCAGGATGACTGCTTAATACCCAGTTACTGGTATTTGAGTCTGATAATGCATCTATTTTAGCATAATACATTAACTCAGTGTTGTAGTCGGCGTCAGGTGTTGGATAAACTTCTATCGAGTCTCCAACGATTGCATAATACTGTGGCTTGCCTGTAGCGTTTGCAGTATTGTTTCTGAGCTGTAACATGTCATCGAGCGACGTTAACTCAAGTCGTGTCTGATAACTGTCATCAATATGTAAGCGTATAGGCTCTAAGAAGTCAGATGGTAATGAGCTGTAGCGTGTATCAATTTCTGCTACTGATCGCTTGATCATAGAGTAATGTCTTAAATCTCGATTCATCTGCGCTTCGCCTAATGCAATAAAGTCTGCAATGACTGACGTAAGATCGTCTCGGTTCAAGAAGTCAGCTACAGATGTTTTTAGTTCTGAGTAGGTTGTGATAGCCATAATGTTTATTATAACCGATTAATTAGATTTTAGGTGTCAACTACTGAGCAAGTGATCTCAACAAACTTTCAGTCAATATTCCAGTAGGATTCCTTAAGCTCAATGATCTCCTATCTTCTGCTGATGGCAATCTAGGATTTATTAATTGTCTCTCTTGTGCAATGTCTGGCAATAATTGATATGCCCTGATATCCTCTTGCAACAATCCTAAAGTATTTCCAGCAAGACCAGCCGAATAAGTTGGATGACCGCTTATTGGAATCACTGGTTGTGACGTATCAATAATTCCCACAGACCCAATACCAGTATCTGGAGCATTTAGCTGGTAAGTATCAGAAACAGCTAATCTTGCTTCCGTTAGACCTATACCACCCTCTGATCGATTTAGGTCAAGGATCTGCTGTATGACTGTTCTTTGATCTCCTGTAAGATCTGATAATTGCCTTATGCCCTCTGGAGTTTCTATTCCTTTAAATTCTGGAACTTTGACCATTACATTATAAAAATTACCATTTGCATCTTTTTTAGATATTTTTCTTCCTTCCTCTCTTATCAGTCTATTAATATTTTTTATTGTTGATGGTTCCATATTTTGTGCTGCATATTTCATCATCGTTTCTGTGGTCATGGTTGAAAAATCTCCACCCGTAGGAGCCATTCGTTGTGTAAATAAAAGAGGATCCATTCCAGTCTCTGCTCTTAATCTTTGTGCAGTATTGTAAATTTGATCCACCACTGTAGGAGCAGAAGCCCATACTTGCTGACCTGTTAATGGATCTAAACCATAAGTAATACCGCCTCTTAGGTCTATTGGTTCATTAAATGCAGTGCCATTGAGCCTTGTGAGCAAACCACCTGCTGCTGTTCTGTCTGACTGGGTAATTATATAAGGTCTGCCCTCATAATAAAAGATGCTGACTGGATCTCTATTAATTCCTCTTGATTGATATTCTGCATTTAAATTATTGATGACTCTCGTCTCAGGTCCTGTCGGTCTAAGCTGACCAACTGACTCTAATCCAGCTTGACCTCTTGTCATCACTTTGCCTGTTTCTGTATTGTAAGTAGATGTTCTCTGCGCAAATCTTGGATCAATCTCTGACGCATTAAAGGTTGATGTTTCTGTTGGTCTGCCAGTGTCACCCCTGAATCCTCTTCTTGTTGATCTGAGCAATCCTCCACCAAATGGAATTGCTCCAGCCATGTTTAAAAGATTCATTTGTCTTAGATTATCTGCTGTCCTTGTGTCTCCTTGTGCCTCTGCTTGGCGTATTAATTCGTTTGTACGCTCTGCGTCTTTAGCAGATAGCATTGCGCCATAGCGTGGACTAATAATTCCCAATAAAGTATCTCTTGGATTTTCCTGTAAGTTTTGAAGTACAGCTCCAAATAGTCCGCCAACATCAGATGCTATTTCACTGACTGGTGTATTAGCAACGTAATCAAGAATAGATCTTGGTACTTGTCTTACGGCTCTTCCGTAATCTTCTCGGAATTGTCTTGCTTCAGGTGATGTAGCGATAGGCTGACCTGATTGCATTGACTGTAATAATGATGGTGAAACTGGCATCCTAAGATTATATCATAGGTTATGCGATCCCTTGGAGTCCACGGCGAATTGGTTGTCCCCAATTATGCTGTGGTCTGTATCCTACGGCTAAATATCTAAATGCATCTGATGCGTGTGATGTCCAGTCATGCTTTGGTCTGCCTCGCCATGCTTTGCCGTTCTCATCCCAGTCTCTGCGATATTGTCTGAGTGCATCGATACCTCTTTCGCATTTCTCTGCATCAAACCAGCACGTTGGTATCATGGATCTTACTTGCTGTATTCCATCTTCCACTGACATCATAGGACAGACAACGATACCTGTTAGACCTAAGTTTTGTAGGACTTCAAATCTTGATTTACCTGTCCCAAGTTCCTTTACTCTTACGTCATGCGGGAGGATATGCTGTTCATAAGCGTAGCCTTTCTCTCTTAGCACGTTGACGTAATGATCCAGTGACAATCCTGAGTTCTCATAGTAATCAATGATCCTAACCTCTTTGCCTATAAACTGAGCGAACCAGATCGATGTCGTATCAGCCATACCTAAGTCCCATGACGTAATAACGCTGGCATTCTTATCGTAAGGAACTGAGCATATCTTGCCTTCATGATTGGCGTTTAGCATTTCCAAAGCGTAGTAGGATCCTTCGACATGAATCATAAAGTCTCCGTTCCATACATGATCATAGATGTCTGGTCGCTTCTCTAAATCTTCTTTTCTGGCTTTCTCTAAGACTTCAGGAAAAAATGGATTCTCATCCCAGTTAATCTCAACGATCTTGATATCTTTAGGTGGATCGACTCGGAATCTCTTGTGTGTTGCTGATTCTTTGCTCTCAGGGTTCCATGTCACCCATATCTCTGAGTCGTGTTCCCTTACTGTAGGAACCAGCTTGGTCCATGCGTTATCTGAGACGTTCTCTGCTTCATCAATCCAAGCCAATAGGATTCTTGATTTACTTTTGAGTGAGTCTACGTTACGTCTTAATCCAGCGAAGGCATAATTGATCCTTCCGTCCTTTGACCTGATGTATCTTTCGCCAACCTCGTAGTAATCCTTGAGCCAATCAACTGAGCTTATGGCTGCTTTAACTTCCTCTAACGATGACTCATCTAGCGAGTTCAGATGTTCTCTGGCGCATAGAATGATGCCTTCTCTGCCCTTCATTCCCTCTTGGAAGCCTCTGATAGCTGACATCAGTGCGAACGTTCGAGTCTTGCCTGATCCTCTGCCTCCGTAAGCACAGCGATATCTTGCTTCTCCCTCAAAGATCGGAATCAGCTTATTCGGTATCTCTATCTCTGCTTGCATCAGTCGTCACTCCCTTCAGAACTATCTGTGTCGGAAAATCACCTGAGACATCGAGCTTCTGTGTCTCTGACCAGCCAGCTTGTGTCTTTAAATAGAATATTGCAGCACTCATGTTGCCGTCTTTAGCTTGTTTCACTAGATTATTAGCCACATTAGCAATTGCTTGGCTTTTTCCCTTTTTATAGGAGTCGTAAACCTCTGGCTGCCTCTTCTCTACTTCCTTGAGCGTTGTAAGACTTATGCCAAAGAAGTCAGCGCACTGTGCTTTGGTTAAGACAGATGCCAGCTCCTCGTATTGACGAGTCATTACCTCATCAAAGACTACTGCTGGTCGTCCGCCTTTGTTTACTTCTTCTGTCATGCGTGTCCTATTACTCTGCTTCTAAACTTTCTATGATGATCGTTCTTTAGCGTTATGCCGTGCATCTCTTCTATTATTCTACAAATCTTCATGATGTTGTCTATTGCTTGATGATTGTCAGTAGGATAACCACGATCCGATAGCTCAATGATAATCTCATCTCTTGTTAGCGGACAAGGTATGTAATGCTCTACCAAATCAAGGAAATCATTGTATTTCATGTTATTTTTTCTTGGCTGTTTTCCTCGCCTGTCTAAATGCTTTAGCTGTTGGTGCGCCTTTGCTTCCTACTTTGCGCATCTTCTCACCTGAGCCACTTGCTATCCTTTTACGTTTAGCATGGATGTTTGCATATAATCCTTTAGCCATGATGTTTGTGCTCCTTGTTGAACTCTTCCCAAGTGTAATAGCATTTGCACTCAGGACACCAGAATAAACCTATCGTATCGTCTACCATTTTACTTTGTCTGCCCAGTAAGCAGCTGACATCTTACCTTTAGAGATATTTTTAGCGTGACGGGCTTTAAAGCTACGCCTTCTCGCTT